AGGCGGCGATCGCGGTGTGGAGTAACGGCGGCGGCTGGGACCATGTTTCGGTAAGCTATTCCGACCGCACTCCGACGTGGGACGAGATGAAGCGCGCCAAGGAGATATTTTTCGAGGACTTCGAGGCGGCGATAGAGATCCACCCGGCGCGGAGCGATTACGTGAACGCGCACGACCACTGTCTGCACATATGGAGGCCGCAGAAAGAGACGCTGCCGCTGCCGCCGTACTGGATGGTGGGACCCAAGGCGGGACAGGATCCCAGGCAGATATACAGGGAAGCCGAACGCGCGATCGAGAGATGGAGGGAGCGGAGCAGAGATGAGGGACAGGCTTTGGAACATACTTAACCGGCTGCGCTGCCGCATGTTTCTGTGGCACGCGCCCAACCGCATGGTCAACGCGGTGAGCCGTATGTGCTGGAAGCTGAGGCGCAGCTGATGAAGGCTTACGAAAGGAGCTTTATGCTCGATGACATAAAGCGCGAGCTGGGCGTGGACAAATACCAGGCGATCGCGTTTCTCAAGGAGTTCGGGATAAAATGCGGCGGCAAGCTGGTGATCAGCCAGGCGGAGTTCCGGCACATGCAGCTGGACGGGCGTCTGGCCGAGTGGATAAGGCACAGGCCGCGGGAAGCGGAGTAAAACAATGACCGTCAATTATATCAGAGAACTGGAGGCGTTTATGGACTACGCCTCCATTAACCGCCTGAGCGGGAGCGAGCGGCTGCTGTGGCAGGCGCTGTTCCACCTGTTCAACGAGCGCAGGTGGCCGGACGGTATGCAGCCGGTGAGGCGCGAGGAACTGAGAAAGCACACGGGCCTGAGCGACGACACCGTAGCCAGGGCGCGGCGCAGCCTGGTCAGGCGCGGGCTGATCAGTTACGAAAGCGCGGGCGGCTGCGCGTGCGGGATGTATTCGATCAGTTTTTTAAGCGCTGAATTTGTGCCGCAAAATGCGGCGCAAAAGAGTTATCCACAGGCCGGAAATTATCAGCAGACGGAGATTGCGCCGCAAAATGCGGCACAGGCGGAAGAAATTGCGCCGCAATATGCGGCACAAAAAAATATTTGCGCCGCAAAATGCGTCACAAAATCGGAATTTGCGCCGCAAAATGCGGCACTCGATTATACTCCTTATATAGAGAATAATAATATAAATAAAGGGATAAACGATAATAAAACAGAGGATGATGATGATATACCACTAAACCGGGACGCGCGCGCGCGCGAGGAGACGCGAACAAAGATAGGGGAGAGGTTTTACGCGGCCATAGGGCGGCGGGCGCTGAGCGGGGAAATTGAGATGCTGGCCGAGGAGGCGGACTACTGCGGCGCGGACGACGAACTGATGGCGGAGCTGATAGGCCGGGCGGGCAGGTACGGCGCGCGGTCGCCCGCGGCGTATGTGGCCAAATGCCTTAAGGAGTGCGCGGATCAGCAGATACGGCACCTGGACGAGCTGATCCAGCAGGAGAACGCCGAGAGCCTGACGCGCAGCGCGAACCCGGACGTGTACGAGCGCGGCTGCGGCCTGCTCAAAAAACTGAGAGCCGAGCGTGAGCTCAGACGGCGACTGGAGGTGGTGCCCGGGTGACGACGAAGGAGATATGCGAGCTTTTGAAAAAATACAAAGTGCGCAAGGGGCAGGCGGCAAGGCTGGAAGCCGAGATACGCAAGCTCGACGCGCAGCTTAAGCAGATAAGGCGGGAGAGCGCCTCGGCGCTGGCCGGTCCGGGCGCGCAGAAGATCGACGGGCTGCCGCGCGGCAACCGGGTGAGCGATCCCACGGCGAAGGCGGGCATAACGCTGGCCGAGGGCGCGCCGCTGAGCGCGGACGAAAACAGGCTCATCGAGAAGATAAGCTCGAAGCGCGCGGAGCTGGGAGAAGCGCGGCTGGACGTGGAATATGTGGAGGGCTGGCTGTCCGCGCTGATGGACAGGGAGAAACTGGTCGTCAGTATGCAGCTGTGCGACGGTCGCACGTGGCGCGAGGTGAGCCAGGAGTACAAAGAGCGCTTCGGCGACGAGATGAGCGAAGACACGCTGCGCCGGATGCGCGACAGGGCGGTGGAGCTGATCAGGAGGATGATGCTGTGAATTACGTGGAGCCGATACGCTCCAAGGCCATGATCCACGAAGTGGAGGACCGGCTGAAGGCCTATAATCCCAAATACTGGTGCATGTTCGAGATAGGCATTTACAGCGGGCTGCGCGTTTCCGACATACTGCGGCTGCGCGTCAAGGACGTGCGCGGGCGGGACGAGATAAGGGTCATCGAGCAAAAGACAAAGAAGGTAAAGACGTTTCCGATAAACCGGGAGCTGGTGAGGGTGCTGGACGAATACTGCGCCGGCAGGAACGCGGGGGAGTTTCTGGTTCCCAGCGACGAGCGCTGGCCGAGGGCGAAGCCGGTGTCGCGAAGGCGGGCGTATCAGGTGCTGCGGCAGGCCGGGGAGGAGTGCGGCGTGGAGCATCTGGGCACGCATTCGATGCGCAAGACCTTCGGCTATCACTTCTACACGCAGACCGGTGACATCGTCTTACTCATGAAGATCTTGAACCACTGCAACCAGGCGATCACGCTGAGATACATCGGCATAGAGCAGGACACCATCAACGACGCCATGAAAAAATACAGCTTAAAAGGCTGGGACTGACCACAATTTCGCATGGTGAAGCGCGGGGCGGCTCAACGCCTCGAAGGTGCAGTAAAATCCGCTGTTTGCGGCAAAAAAACGTCATTCACACAATGCAAGATATGGGAACAACGGCAGAAAGGAAAATTTGTGGCGCGTGCTGCCGTTTTGCGGGTGTTTTGCGGGTGTTTTGCGGGTGTTTTGCGGGTGGTTTGCGGGGGGTTTGCGGGGGTTTTGCGGGTTGACATATCAGGGCGGGGGTGTTAAGGTTATAATGGCGAAAGCCTTAAGGGAATACCGGCGGCGCGAGCGCTTCGCGGACGCGTTTTACGCGAGCAGGACGTGGCGGGCGTGCCGGGCGGGGTATCTGAAAAAGGTGATATACTGCGAAAGGTGCGCAAAATCAGGGCTTTTGACGCCCGGAGAGCACGTGCACCACAAGGTGAGGCTCACGCCGGAGAACATCAGCGACCCGACCGTGGCGCTCAACTGGGACAACCTCGAGCTGCTGTGCCGCGAGTGCCACGAGAAGGAACACGGGAAGCATAGGCGGCGCGTGGACGCGGACGGGCACGTGGAGCTGGGCCCCCCTCATTAAAACGCGAGGGGCACCCGGCGGCAGTTCTGGTGTGCCGATACGAAAATGACGCTAAGGGCGAAAAGTTTTTGCCAACTAAGGAGAGTAGCCGGGAGAAAAGCGAAAATGGCGGTAAAAACAAAAAGTTACAGAGAGCTGCTGGCCATGGCCCGGGATTACGGCGTTGAGGACAACGCCTTATTTTTATCCGCGGCGAAAAATTACGAGCTGCAGAAAAAGGTCATCGACCGGATAAGCGCCTGCATCGAAAACGACGAAGCGATCGTGGTGAAAGAGGACAACAAAGGCCGCGAGACGCTGGCAGCGCATCCGCTGATCAAGGAGCTGCCCAAGCACGTGGACTCCGCCAACAAATCTCTGTCCACGATGCTCGACATCATCAGCAAGCTGGGCGACAGAAAAAGCATCGGCGACAAGCTGAGCGAATTTTTGAATGGCAAATGAGAACTGGCTGCTGGCTTACTACCAGCAGATAAAAGACGGGAGCGTGACCGTCGGGCGCTGGATCCGGCTGCTGTACGAGAAGATCATAAAAGACCTGGAAGACCGGGTCTATTTTTATGACCAGAAAAAGGCCGAGCGCGCGGTCAGGTTTATAGAGTCATTCTGCCACCACTCCAAAGGCAGGCTCGCTCCGGGACTGGTGCGGCTCGAGCTCTGGCAGAAAGCGCTGATCAGCTGCATCTTCGGCCTGGTTGATGAAAACGGCGTGCGGCAGTACCGCGAGGTATTGTGCGTCGTGGCGCGAAAGTGCGGCAAATCGCTGCTGGCATCCGGCATAGCCGAGTATATGGTTTACGCCGACGGTGAGCGCGGGGCGGACGTTTACTTCATCGCTCCGAAGCTCGAACAGGCCGACATCGTGTTCCAGTGTTTCTGGCAATCGGTGTACACTGAGCCGGATCTCGAGCGGATAACGAAAAAGCGGAAGATGGACATATACGTGGAGAGCACGCATTCGTCCATTAAGAAAATACCGTTCAGCGAGAAAAAGTCGGACGGGTTTAATCCGCATCTGGCCGTGTGCGATGAGATCGCGGCCTGGGCGGGAGAGCAGGGTCTAAGGCAGTACGACGTAATGACCTCGGCCCTGGGCGCGAGGGAGCAGCCGCTGATCCTCAGCATCACCACGGCCAACTACGTAAGCGACGGCATATACGACGACCTGTACAAAAGAGCCACCGGTTTTCTGATGGGCAACACGCGCGAAAAACGCCTGCTGCCTTTTTTATACCAGATAGACGACCTGAGCAAGTGGGACGACATAAACGAGCTCAGG